GTAATGATTTCAGACATTGCGCATTCTCCTAATGGTGGACAGGATTGTAGCACGGGTGACAACGCGCAGGGCAACATTTTTCATGTTGCGACGCACAAGCATGAATCGCAAATTGCGGGCCAGGTGTTCTCTGCTCATTACGCTATCTCCTATCAACCTAGAATCTAGTGTAATCGAATCGCCCAGGCAACACAAGCCCCTGTTACATCTGTTACACCTGGCCCAGGCTTAGCACGCAATGCTTACATGAACCTTACAACCCCGGCCGTTACAGGTTGTTACAACTTTTTTCTTGACTCGGACCAAAATTATGTGGTATAATTTTGGCGCCAATAACCCAGCAAAATGCTGGGTTATTGTTATCGGGTTTCGTGTGGAATCTTACCGCCTGGTTTCGTTACCCAAAAGGTAATGCAGGGAATCAGGTTGATGCAGTATCGGCGGCAATAAGGACTGTAATGCACGCCAATCCATGCGCCGCCTGGTTGAAACAACATACCGAATTTCATTCCTCAGCTCCTAAATTCAACCGCACACAAATATCATCCAAAGGAGACATAATATAGATTCTGTCGCTTTCCTTTCGTAATGCAGGCAGGTCCCGCACGCTACAGTAAGGACCATTCCAAATCTTGAAATCCTTACCCGAATTCCATGCCATCATCATATCGTCAGAATTAAGGTAACGACTACCGTATGCAGGAAGAATCTGCAGCGGGCTAGAAACTTGATAAAGCGGATTCATGCTTTACTTCCCCTTACCGCTGCTGCGCTTGCTCTTGAGATCGCGCGAAGCCTGCGCGCGTGCCGCGCGATTAGCTTCCAACGCCTTGCGCTTGTCCGCCTTGCGCGGGTCGCCCTGCAGAGCAGGAAGGCCAGCGTTAGCACGGATAGCGTTGATTTGAGCGAGGTTCATGATATCTCCTAGTGAAAGAGTCGGATTAGAAGGACATAGGCAGACGATTGCGGATGACGCTGTAATCGCCCAGAGTTTCGGCAATCATGGTCGCCACCTTGCGAACGTCAGTAACGAACGGACGATTCGGCACGTATGCGGACAGTGTACCATCCATCTGCGCGATGCCAACATCCATAAAAAATTTCTTAGCCAGAGCAGTGGTGACGCTGAATTCAGCAGGCACGCCCCACACGTTACCATTCGCAACGACGGCCATCACGCCCAGGTCGTCGAATTGTTCTTGCGTCATGTTGCGGTTAAGCTTGAAGGGAGAGGCCATTTCGTTTGCTCCGTTTGCTGATCCAGTAAAAGAATAATAACAGGTTCGCCCAGGTAGCACAAGCCCCTGTTACATCTGTTACACATTTCGTGTGCGTAGCACATTGTGCGCACCAGGTCAACAATAACCCTACGTGTTACAGGTTGTTACACCTTTTTTCTTGACGCGGTGGGTTTTTCTGTGGTATAATTTAGGCGCCAATAGCCCTACAGATTGTAGGGCTATCTCGTATTAACCTGGGAAGTGTGCAACCAAGCTAGCACATGCAGCGTCAACCGCACAACGAAGACTATGCATATTATCGGAGGCAACTTCGTATGCCTTATAAGTTTCGTCGGATGCTTCCACCAGGTCGATAGCCTTGCAACGGTGGAACTCAATCACAGCATTAGCATACATAAGAGCGAGGTTGCTAGTGGCCACGCGTGCGTCAAGCGGGAGGTTCGTGTCTGCGAGGTGGTTCATTTCGTTTACTCCGTTTGTTGATCCGATGAATCTATTATGCGTGCATAGCGTCCAGGCGTCAATCACTGTTACAATCTGTTACATCTACGTTCTGTTACAAACTGTTACAACCCCCTCTTGACCCTAAGCCGAAGACTATGATATACTGGGGCGGTTCCGAGACTAATGTTACATTTGTTACACTTACACCCACCCACACGTAAACTCCACTAACATTTTCGAAAAGTCATCGGGTGCCATTCTGACCCTAAACTGTTACATAATTGCAACCTGCACTAAACAAACCAAAAAGTCATCGAGTGCCATTCTGACCCTAAACTGTTACATACGTTACAATCCCCCTAAACTGCACCAAATCTACACACTCAAAAAATTCACACTTGCATAATTTCATCGCACAGGATATAATATTAGAACTTAACATAATCTCTACCCATAATGAACCTTCCAGTAAAAAGTCCAGCCGAGACTATTGATATTAGTCCAGAAGCACTAGAAGTAGCTAATTGCTATTTACAACTACAAGACGTTAAAAAAGTAGCTGACGAACTAGATATCCCAACCGAACTAGTGACCCAGATCCTAAACAAACGCGAAGTAGCGTCCTATGTAGACCACGTGTTCTTCAATGTTGGCTTCAACAATAGATTTAAAATGCGTGCTGCAATGGACGCTATAATCAAAAAGAAGTTCCAAGAGCTCGAAGAGTCTGATATGGGTAGTACTAAAGATATTGCAGAACTCCTAGCTTTAAGCCACAAGATGACTATGGAAGAACTGTCTAAACAGATAGAACTTAAAAAGTTAGAGCAAACTAGCATCAAGAACCAAGTAAACGTACAGATCAATGAGGGCTTCTCGGATGGTACTAAATATGGTAATTTAATCCAACAACTTATGAATAGCAGCAAAGATGCATGATTTCAATAAAGCACTGTCTTATCTCAATAATAATAAATACGAGAAAGCAGCAGCTCTTTTTAGACGCCTAGAAAAAGAGAATAAGTATAAAGAAATTTACTTGAACCTAGGCACAGCATACAGAGCAATGGGTGAATATGATAAAGCAGTCGAGAATTTTCTCCTAGCCAATAATCCTCTAGTCCCGTTCACAGACAACACATTCATACCAGCTTACACACTAGCACTAAATAATCTAGGTCTGATAGCCTACACTCACGAACAAGATGAGGTAGCAGCTAAATTCTATAAAGAAGCTTTAGCTATAGACCCCTACTACCATGACGCCAAATGGAATCTAAGTAATGTATTCCTTAGGCAGTATTGTAGTAAAAATCCAAATATAAAATTACAAGATGCTTATAAGTTATTCGATTCTAGGTTCATGAGACCGGGAGGAGTAAAGCTTAAGTCTAAGAAACTGCTAATAGACTGGAACTTTTTAGATAAAGTTGACTCTATTTGCGTACTAGCCGAACAAGGTATGGGAGACCAGATCATGTTTGCCAGATACTTATCTGTACTAGAACAATACGCAGATAAGATATGGGTACAATGTAATCCTAGACTAAATAGTTTATATGACAAGTATTTAACTTGTGAAGATCCTACCGAAACCGATGCTGCTTATGGTGTACCCATGTGTAGTTTAGGTAAGTTACTAGACTACATCCCTAGTGGAGAATGGTTAAAACATAAATATGTTAAGAAAACACCAAATGGCATACTCGATATCGGCGTTACTTGGAGTGGGAGTTCTAGCTTTGGTAACAATGAGCATCGTTCCACTACTAGTGGTAGATTTCTCCAGCTTAGTAAGTACGGGAACCTATATACTCTTAACCCTGCCGAAGCTAATACAAGAGGTTTCATAAGCTTAGATAGTGGTAGCTGGGCGGATACTGTACGCGAGTTGTCTAAACTTGATCTAGTAATTACTGTAGATACTAGTATTAGCCATTTATGTGGTAGTATGGGTATGCCTTGCTGGGTTTTAATGCCTACACGAGATAGTGATTTTAGATGGGGTACTTCTTCGATGGGATTTGATAATGTTTGGTATGATTCTGTTCGCGTGATACGTAATCCCGGTAATTGGGAAGATACATTTGATATTGTAAAGGTTCTACTTGAAAACAGTAAAGACACTGTACGGTGATTGTACATTTTATGGCAAGGATACATTTATTGGGCGATCCTTGTACCACTATGGTGAGTGGGGTGGTGATGAGGCTTCCAAAATTGTTTCTCTAGCGAATGGTGGCCGGTGTCTAGACATAGGAGCCAATGTTGGCTTTATGTCTATGGCTATGCTAAGTGCTGGCTGCACTGTTGATGCTTTCGAACCTCAACCGGCCCTATTTGAGCTACTTAAGAAGAATACTTTAGCTTTTGATAAAGCGTATTGTAGTAATGTGGCTCTTAGTAGTAAATGTGGAGTTGCCACTATGCCTAGGATTAGGTATGGATCAAAGGGTAACTATGGAGCTTTAGGCTTAGGTCAACGTAGTGAACTAGGAACTATTAGTGTAGAGTGTAAGACATTAGACTCACTTTATACTTCAGTAGACTTTATTAAGATAGATGTTGAGGGTCATGAGCTAGAAGTACTTCGCGGAGGTGCTGACTTAATTAGCTCTTGCAAACCTATAATGTATATTGAAGATGATAGACCTGCTCTTAGTGTTAAGCTGCGAGAGTTTATACTAAAATTAGGTTACAAGATAGAAGAACATAGACCCAAGCTTTATAGAGCTAATAACTATGCTGGCTATGTTGGTAATATATGGGGTGAGGATTATGAATCCCACAATATTATATGCTCGAGGTAAGTAGAAGCGGGATTGAGGTTAGTTCCGTAACAGAATACCCTCTTAGTACTAGATTCATTAAGCTACCTATCGTACCTTATTTAAAACTGTTACCAGTTACTGACCCTAATACCTATGAGAAATCAACGGCTTGGGATCAGACTAATAGACCTCAGATTGCTTTGATTAATGCTGTCAACGACCCTAGGTTCAGATTTATTTGCGCAGCTCTTTCAAGACGATTAGGTAAAACTTACATATCAAATATTATAGCTCAGCTAGTTGAGCTAGTACCTGATTGTCATGTGCTAATAATGTCTCCTAATTATACTTTGAGCTCTATCAGTTTTGAACTACAGCGCAAACTTATCGCTAGCTTTGATTTAGAAGTTAGTCGTGATAACTTAAAGGATAAAGTAATTGAATTATCGAATGGTAGTAGTGTACGAATGGGAAGCTTATCTACTGTTGATTCTTGCGTTGGTCGCAGCTATAATCTTATAATTTTTGATGAAGCTGCACTTGGAGCTGATGGAGAAGAAGCATTCCAAGTGTCATTGCGTCCTACACTAGATAGACCTGGATCTAAAGCGATCTTTATTAGTACACCTCGTGGTAAGAATAACTGGTTTAGTAAGTTCTTTAATAGAGGGTATAGTGATGAGTACCCTGACTGGTGTAGCATAAAAGCTGACTATACTGAGAATCCTAGAATGTCTGCTGCTGACGTCGCTTCGGCACGCGCTAGTATGAGTAAAGCGTTCTTCGAACAAGAATACATGGCTAACTTCAACACTTACGAGGGTCAAATCTTTGAAGTTAAAACTGAAGACATAGTAGAATTCGTAGCTGAAGATTACTGCGAATACTTTGCTGGCTTAGATCCTGGGTACAAAGACCCTCTAGCATTTATAGTAATTGCTTACAAGCCGTCTGAAGAAACGTTTTACATTGTAGACGAGTACCTAGAAGCTGAAGCGACAACTGCAGAACATGCTGCTCGTATGTCTGAAATGATTTTGAAATGGGGTATTGATGCAGTTTTTATAGATAGCGCTGCTGCTCAATTTGCAGGCGACCTCGCCTACATTTACGACATTGCAACGATTAAGGGTAAAAAAGATGTATTGCCCGGAATTGCAAGAGTTCAAACGCTTTTGGACCAAGGTAAGCTAAAGATTTGTCCTAATTGTGTTAAGACCCTAGTTGCATTTGACCAGTACCAATGGGATCAACGCGAGACGTTGACTAAGGAAAAACCCTTACACGAGCATAGCCACATACCAGATGCGGTACGTTACGCACTACATACTTACGTAATATAAGGAGCTACATGGATTCAGGAATTTATCAACTAGAGTTTGATGACGGGGCTACTTATATAGGTAAGTCTGTAAATATTGAGAATCGCTGGAATGACCACATTAAAGCATTTAAGAGTGGTAAAGCTGCTGCTAAAATGCAAGAGCGTTATGACAAGTATGGATTACCTGACTTCAGTGTGATCTACCCCTGTCATAAGGATCATATTGACATTCTAGAAAACTATTTAATTCAATACTATAAACCTGAATTAAATACTGTAGTAGCAGAAGCAATTGACGATGAAGATTTCAGAATCCTAGCTGAGAATGAAGAACTTCTTAGTATGTCAACTGTAGACCACATAGTTGCTATCTATGATTTGATGCTAGACAACAAAGAGCTGCATGAGGTTGTAGAGGCTTTAGACTTAGAAATTAAGCGCTTACAGGGAGAGGAATCTCTTAAGTTAGCAGAGCTCGAAGTAGGTCTTGATCTGGAGTATACTAAAAAGAGGCTAGATGAAACCGAAGAAGAATTAATCGGAGTCTACAAAGAATTAGGTAACGCTTTAGCCGAACTTAATAAACCTTGGTGGAAGAAACTATTAGGAATGTGAACAAAGCCCTGTATGGAAACGTACAGGGCTTTTTCTTTTGTGGTGTAAATTTGAGCTTGACTGTGTTGTGCTATGATAGTATAATTAGGGGGTACTACAACTGCGAGACCTCTTAATGGCAAAGAATACTGGAAACAATAGAATACCTGTAAAATGGGTACGTGATCGTGCCAAAGGCGCTTATGATAAAAAAGACACTTGTTATATTTGTGGTACAACAGAAGATTTAGAACTGCATCATACGCATTCTATAACTATATTGCTAGAAGAATGGGCTAATAAAAACTCCTATGATATCTCCACTGATGATGGGATTTTAGCTGTAAGAGATGAATTCATCGAACAACACAGAAAAGAGCTTTACGATGACGTATATACTTTATGTAACAAACATCATGTTAAATTACATAGTGTGTATGGCAAGAAACCTCTTAAAAGTACTGTTGAAAAACAGACTCGATGGATAGAATTACAGAAGGCTAAAATTGAGAGTGGTGAAACCTCTAGGGTAAGTGATATTGGGCACGTATCTTTTAGTGCATTTACATGATAAAGGAACAATATGACTTGGTACAATCCTAGAACCTGGTTTGAAAGCGCGGAAGAAAAGGCCAATAGAGCCCAAGAGCTTATTAGTTACGGAGAAGGTACTAATATCTCCACCACTGTTAGCATCGGCTACAGACAAGCTTTTGATAAATTAGAAGCTGTAAATCGTGGCGTTAACATGATTGTTAGTGCCTGCTCCAGTTTAGATTACGATGTTAAAGATAAGAAGGGTGATGGAGTAATTCCAGGTATAAAGGCTAAGACAATAGCTAATTTACTTAATGTACGTCCTAATCCTTATCAGTCGGTACAAGATTTCAGAACTTCACTATTTACAGACTTCCTATTAGAAGGTAATGCATTTATACATTTTGACGGTGTATTTATGTATCATCTACCAGCAATAAATGTAACTATTGAAACTAATCCTAAAACCTTTATTACTGGTTATACTTATCAAGGTGTAACTAAGTTCAGAGCGGATGAGGTAGTTTACTTCAAAGATATTAGCGGAAGTTCTATTTACAGAGGTGATAGTAGACTTGCAGGTGCAAGTAGAAATATAGACATTCTATATAAGATGCGCACGTTCCAAGAGAAGTTCTTTGATAATGGGGCTGTATTTAATTTAGCTATTACAACTGATAATACTATGAGTCAGATAGCTAAAGATAAAACTCTACAGAACTGGTCTAAGAATTATAACTCTAATGCTGGTGGTAAGCGCCCTGTGATACTAGATAGCGGACTCAAACCGGTGCAACTCGCAGGTGCTAATAGCTTCCGCGAAATGGATTTTGATACTAGTATTAAAACCCATAACGTAAAAATTCTAGAAGCATTAGGTGTTCCACCTGTACTACTAGATGGCGGAAATCAAGCTAATATCTCTCCAAATCTAAGACTGTTCTATCTTGAAACAGTAATGCCAATAGTACGTAAATATATTTCCTGTATGGAATTCATGAGTGGTTATGATTTAGAAGCCATTACTAGTAATGTATCAGCGCTACAACCAGAACTAAAAGATATAGCTACATATCATGCTACTCTAGTAAATGGGGGTATTATTACTCCTAATGAGGCTAGAATAGAATTACGCTACGAAAAGGATAAAGACCCTGAAAGTGATAAGCTACGTGTACCGGCCAATATCGCTGGTTCCGCTGCTAATCCGTCAGTTGGAGGAGCCCCTAAAAAGCCTACAAAGGAATAAAGTGGGAGTTAAAATTTACTGGTTGACATTTTCTTGCCTAACTAGTATAATAAGAACAATGTAAAATTATGCGTGCATATTTCAATAGGAGGCTAAATGAATGACTATTCGTAATAAGATCCTTCATCTAGATAGTCAGTTCATTAAGGAACTTCCTACAGCCGATGAAGCTATTGACAATATTTATATTAGCGGTTATGCTAGTACAAATAATGTTGACAGAGCTGGAGATGTGGTACCTGCCTCTGTTTGGGAGGCGGGTATAAAAAACTACTTAAAGAATCCCATAGTTTTAGCACACCACGATCATGATGACCCTATTGGTAGGGTTACCGAACATAAAATTGATGATAAAGGTTTATGGATTAAGGCAAGAATCTCAGCAGCCGCTGAAGTTTTTAATCTAATAAAAGATAGTGTATTAACAGCATTTAGTGTTGGATTTAGAGTCTTAGACGCTGAATACAATGCTGCAACAGAACTTTTTGTAATTAAAGAGTTAGAACTGATTGAAATCTCGGTCGTATCAGTACCATGTAATTCAGATACTTTATTTAGCTTATCAAAATCATTTGAGAATAATGATGAGTATTTGACTTTCAAATCGCAGTTTGCTCCCAAGAGCGATTCAGCTAAAGGGCTAGAAGCCTTAACGGATGCAGACAGCACAACAAAAAAGGAAATTGGAATGGATCCAAAAGTATTAGAACAAATGCTTGCAGATGCGGCCGAAAAAGCTGCTCAGAATGCCACTAAGGCAGTTCTAGAAGCCCAAGCTAAGGCAGCGGACGAAAAGGCCAAAGCTGAAGCAGAAGAACTAGCAATGCAAAAGCGTATTCAAGAAGCAGTAGCTAAGGTTACTGGTTCGACAACCGGAGCAGAAAAGCTCCTAGAAGAAGTTACAAAGCGCTTTGAAACACAAGCCGCTGACCAGAAGAAGGCTTTAGAAGGTCTAGAAGCTAGTCTAAAGGAAAAGGCTGCTGAAATTGAAGCAATTCAAAAGAGCAAGATGACCTTTGGAGACGCTAACAAGGGTGAAATTTCTTATGCAGATAAGGAAAAGGCTATCCTTCTAAGTAAGTTCTCTGGTAAGTCACTTGGTAATACCAAGTTCGGTAAGGAACTCCTAGAAAAGGCTTCAGTTGGTGGTAAAGATCCATCACACATGGCCTCAACTACTTGGGAACTTGAAGTTTCTCTAAACATGGAAGCTGAAGTTCGCCGTGCTCTAGTAGTTGCTCCGTTAATGCGTAGTATCTCTATGCAAACTAACGTTATGACTATGCCTTTAAACCCAGAGGCCGGATACGGAACTTGGGTTACTAACGCACAGTTCGGTACTACAGCGTCACCTGGTGCTGCTCAAACCCATCAATTAAGCGAAATTACGCTAAACAGCTATAAGCTAGCTACCACTGAATATCTAATGTATGAAGAAGAAGAAGACTCATTAATTGTTCTTCTACCTATCGTACGTGACGCTATGATCCGTCGTGTTGCTAAGTCTGTCGACCTAGCATTCCTACGTGGAGCTGGTTCGGGTGCTGATCCTGTTAAGGGTATCTGCGGTTACGATGCTACTTCAGCTGTTGTAGCAACTAACACAGGCGCAGCAAGTATTGCCAACCTACGTTCACTACGTAAGGATATGGGATTCTGGGGTCTAGATCCTGCTGACGTAACTTATGTAGTATCACAAGATGTATACTACGACCTATTAGACGATACCCTATTCCAGACTATGGATAAGGTTGGTCCTAAGGCTACATTACTAACTGGACAAATTGGTCTAATTGGTAACTCACCAGTTATCGTTTCAGCTCAGTTCCCAACCAAGGCAGGTGGTAGCACCAGTGCTACCACCAACATTGCTGCAGTAGCTTTTGCAACTGCTAACTTCCTTGTTGGTAACCAGCGAGGTCTACGTTTTGATACACAGGATCTAGTTGAAACTCAACGTAAGGTTCTAGTTGCATCCCTACGTACTGGTATGACACAGCTAACCACAAATAATGGTCAAGCGGTAAGCGTACTTCGTTGGAGTTAATCTAACTTTTAAGATAAGGGCTTCGGCCCTTATCTTTTATAAAGGCTTTAGTAGTCTTTATAAAAGATAAAGGAATAAATAATGGGACTTGACTTAGTAACACTAGAAGAATATAAAGCATATGCTGGTATAGCTAGTACTAATCAAGATACGGCTATTGAAGCGATAATTCCTAAGGTAAGCGCCTTAGTGAAGAATTACTGTAGAACTACTTTTGTTGATTATGTAAATGATGCTAAGATTGATACTACCAATGGTGGTACCGACGTATTCTACTTAAAAGAATATCCTGTAATTAGTATCAGCGGTGTTGAATATAGTGAAGACTATGGACAAACTTACACTGATCTAGTAGAGTTCACTGACTACGTATTCGACGTAGAGAATACTGCAATCAGAGCACTACCAAAAGACGTAGAGTTCA